AACGTTATGCAGAGTATAAATATGCACAAAACAGAATAGCAGGAGATTTCAGAGATACATTAGCACACTGGGAATTATCAAGAAGATTCGACGGAGCACCAGTATTAAATCAACAATTCGTAGAATGTAACCCAGACGATAGGATATTCGCTATCACAGATGAACAAGAACATAAGATATGGATCAGCTTATACCACAAAGTAGACGCTCTTAGACCAATGCCTTATCATTCAAACCCATCATTAACATAAAAATCGCGTTAAGATACCCTACTATTTCATATGGTAGGGTGTATTAATGCAAATATTAATAACCAAATAAAACAATAATTATGCAAGTAGTAAAAGACAAAAAGTTAAGTAAAAAAGAAAAAGCACAAGTAAAAGACTTTCAGCAAAAATGGAAAGAACACAAAGAACAATATATAAAAGACCACACAATAGAGGAAATGGTCTATGAAAACGGTTCAGCCTTAGCAGTTATGTATAAAGAACTACAAAGATTATCATCATTAGTATTAACCCAAATAAATAAAGAAAATTATGGCAAAGAAGACAGCAACAGTCAGCAAAGTTAAAGACGTCTGGAATATACCAGGCCCAAAACCAGAAGTTCAAGGAGACGAAGTAGTAACAAAACCAAATCAGTCAATGTCAATAAGAGATATCCTCTTTAGAAACACAGCAGGTATGACTTACGACAATTACAAAACTCCTTATTATGAAGATCAAGCAACATTTAGCTCAGAATCATTAAATAAAATTCAAGAAATGGAACCAGTAGAAAAACTTCAGTACTTACAAGAAGTTCAATCAAAAGTAACCAACTTAAAAACAAAGATTCAAGCCTTTGAAGCAGAAAAACAAGCTAAGTTAGCACAGCAACAAGCAGATGCAGACGCACAAGCACAAACAATATCATCAGACGATATAGTTACAGGAACAGAATAGTTATGTTTGTTTAGTTTAGTTAGAGAAAGCCTCCAGAAATGGGGGCTTTTTCATTAAAAGGACATACTACGACTTGATATAGTATGTCCTAGTGACTATGAAATAGGCAATAAGACAAAAAAAAAATTCAAAACAATTAACAAAAAGCAAAAAAAATGTGTATATTGTAGTCAATAACTTGTTCATTACTCTCTGGGTTAAACATAGTATAAATTATAAGACAAATCCAACAGAGTAAAGGCGTAAAACCTTACAAATGTTAATAACTACACTTAAACTTACACGCAACATAGTCGGCAATCAAAATTCACTGTTCGGTACACTAGAAGTAACAACTCAAAATCACGGAACATTCAAATTCAGCACAGTCGAAAACTATGAAAAACAAATCCAAGCAGGCAAATACAATGTTGTATATACTCTTAGTCCTAAGTTTGATCGCAAAACTTTGGAAATTACAGGAGTTCAATCTCGTAGAGGTATTCGTATACATCCAGCTAACCGTGGCTGTGATGTTACAGGATGCGTCGGAATAGGATTATATACAGAAGAAAAAGAAATTCCAATACAGATATTCTATAGTAGAACATCAACAGAAACTCTAGAAGCAATGTTATGGAGAGCAAAATCAACACCAATAGAAATAATAAACAACTATGAAAAACCCAAAACAACAACTAATAGCACTTATTTTAACAAAATTAGCGCCAAAACTCGTAGAATTATTAATCAAAATCTTGGAGGAGTCAATTAATTACGACTTAGACGGAGATAATAAAATAGGAAGATAATGTCAAATAACAAAATAAACTGGGGTTCAGTAGGTCAAGGAGCAGCAGGAGCAGCAGCATCAGGAATAGTAGGTTCAGTATTCGGTATAGGCTCCAGAAAAAAAGCATATCATAGAAGTAAAAAACTAATGGATAAAAGGTTCGACATGGATAAACAAATGTGGGACTATCAAAACGCATATAACACACCAGCGGCACAAATGAAAAGGTTAAAGCAGGCAGGATTAAACCCAGCTCTTATGTATGGTCAAGGTAATACAGGTAACGCTTCACAAATGCCATCATCACAATTTCAAGAGTTAAGCCCCTATCACACACCAGCAGACTTTGCTCAATCATCTGCCGCAGGCGTGCAAATGTCATTAGTAGGAGCTCAAAAATCTAATATAGAAGCAGACACAACCTTCAAATCAATTAAGGGAGCAGTAGAAGCAGGACACTATGGAATAGCAAAAGAAATGTCTAAATATCAAATGGCAAATTTATCAAAAGACTTAGAGGTAAAAGATTCCCAAACTAATTTAAACAAAATCAATGTAGAATTAGCAAAACAAAATATATCTCTAACAGGATTCAAAAAAATGGAAATATCAGCAATGATAGATAAAATTAAAACAGATACTAGATTAAATAATGAAATAATAAAAGAATATGAAAAAGGATTCTCAAGAAATTATTTAGCATCATTAGGTAATTTATTCACAATAGATTCACTTAAAACACCAGAAGGAAAAGCAAAAGCAGTTACATCATTAGCAGTAGCCGCAATGGGAAAAGCAGGAAAAATAGCAACTGCATTAAAAGGATTAAAACAATATATAATATCAAATTTTAAATAAAATGAATAGATACAGAACAAAAAGAAAAAAATACAGCAAGAGAAATAGTAGATACATACTAGCAAAAAGAGGTGGAATTAGATTAAGCTAATACAACATGCAAATAGTACACTTAAACGATCATGGATTCGTACCAGATATTATAGGCACAAGTTGTACAAATAGCATAAGATTAAAAGATTTCAGCTTTAGAGTACCCTGTGGGAAATGCTTACCCTGTCAAAAAAAAAGACGTTCGGAATGGTCGTTACGTTTAGAGCACGAATACATGTTCAGCGATTCAGCATTCTTTATAACTTTAACATACGACGACAACAGCTTACCACGAACAAAACAGGGATACCCTACTCTAGTTAAAAAAGACGTACAAAACTATATCAAACGCTTACGTAATGATCATGTTCGATACGTAACACAACAACTCAAAATAAGTAAAAAGGAAGTCAAAAATGTCAGCAAACCGATCAGATATTATGCAGTCGGAGAATACGGTAGCAAAACAAGACGACCTCATTATCACATACTGTTGTTCAACTATGACATTGCAAACATATCACCACTCACAAATCAGTGGAAAAATACCAATACTAATATGCCACACGGGCATGTAGATATAGGAACAGTAACAGCGAGTTCAATAAACTATGTAACAAAATACATGTTTAAACCATTCGCAAGAAAAGACAAAAGAATAAGGCCTTTCAGCTTAATGAGCAAAAAGCCAATTATAGGACAGGCATATATAGACAATTACGGTAGTTATCACGTAAAAAACGAAGATCTAGAAGTTAGAGATCAAAACGGAAGATTAAGAAGATTACCAAAAGCATATATGTATAGATTATGGACAATAGAGTTCGAAATGTTAGGCAAAAAGTATAAAATAAAAGATACAGCTAAAATTATACAGCTTAGTAGAGACAGCTTTAAAAAACATATAGATGTCAGAATAAAAAACTATGAAAAAATGATAGATAAGTATTACGTCGGAAACGAACTATCATATGCAAAATCAATTTATCAAGATTACATCCGACAAACAAGAAATATTAATATAAAAGAAACAATTTAATGGCAAATTCAATTTACACACCAAGACCGAATAAAAACAAATTCGATCTATCAAGAGAGGTAAAAATGTCAGGTAACATGGGAATGTTATACCCTTGTTATATGCAAGACATTATACCAGGAGATTCATTTAGAGTAAATACTCAACAAATGGTCAGATTCAGTCCACTATTAGCACCAATGATGCACAATATAGACTTTAAAATAGACTACTTCTTCGTACCTTACAGATTAGTATGGTCAGAATGGAAAGACTTTATTACAGGAGGAGAAGACGGTAACGATCTACCATCACATCCAAGATTCGCAGTTACAACTACAACAGGTGCAGACTACTTACAAAAAGGTTCATTAGCAGATTATATGGGAATACCTCCATACAATGCAGGAGGACAAGTATCAGCAACAGCGGGCGCATGGAAAGATACAACAGGACAAATCCCTACAACAAATAATTTAGAGTTATCACTATTACCATTTAGAGCATATCAGCTTATATGGCACGAATATTTCAGAGATCAAAATGTAGGAGCAGAATACGAACAACACACATCTTCAGGATTACCAACTACAACTAATATTACAAGTTCAGATTTAGCAGAACAAGTTTCATTAAGACGTACAAACTGGGAAAAAGATTATTTTACATCAGCATTACCATTCTTACAAAGAGGCGGAGAGGTAGTATTACCATTAGGAAGTACAGCCCCATTATTATATGGAGATTACGATGGAAATACATCAACAACAGCCTATACACCAGTAAAAATTTCATCATCAGGTGGAACAGCACCAAATGGAGATTTAGGAGTAAATAACGGTACTCTAGTAGCTACATCAAATAACGGCTTTCGTAATGTAGATGTATCAGATACTCACGTAGTAGATTTATCAAACGCAACAGGAGCAACAATCAACGAATTAAGAAAAGCATCAGCATTACAACAATGGCTAGAATTAATGGCAAGAGCAGGTTCAAGATATAGAGAACAAATTCACGCTATATTCGGAGAAAGAATTCCAGATTATACAGTACAAGTACCACAATATTTAGGAGGTGGAAAAACACCAATTATGATATCAGAAGTATTAAGTACATATTCTCAAACAGGTTCACCCGCTTCAGGAGGTACACAAGACAGACCAATGGGAGACATGGCAGGACACGCATTAGGATTAGGTGATGGAATAGGATTCAAACAATCATTCGATGAACACGGTATAGTATTAGGATTATGTAGAATAGTACCAAAATCAAGCTACAATCAAGGTATTAACAAGTTCTGGCAAAAATTCGATAAATTCGATCACTACTTCCCACAATTCGCAAACCTAGGAGAACAAGAAGTAAATAATTCAGAAATATATGTATCAGGATTATCAACTATAGATAACAAAGTATTTGGATACCAGCAACGTTATGCAGAGTATAAATATGCACAAAACAGAATAGCAGGAGATTTCAGAGATACATTAGCACACTGGGAATTATCAAGAAGATTCGACGGAGCACCAGTATTAAATCAACAATTCGTAG